ACCTATTAATCTAGCATCTCTATCTTTAATAGGAATAATAAGATTATTCTCACTATCTACCCCACAATCCCACCGTTTCAAAGCTTTTCTAGTAAAACCTCTATCAAAAATCCACTCTGGAACATACCCATTTCTAAAAGGGAACGTAACCTCCGGAAAAGCCCCTGTTTCTACTGGTAAGTCCTCATCAAACATGTTAATATCAAAGGAAAACTCACGCTCATCTAAATATTTACTTAACGCAGGGTTATCAAACCCGAAAAACTTCTGTATAAATGACCTTAAACTCCCTTGCCCACACCCTCTAAAACAAATCCACATGCCTTTATCGACATTTATGGAACATGAAGCATGAACATCATCGTGAAAGGGACATTTTATTATAAATTGAGGATTTTCTACTGGTATATCCAACCCTGCCTCAAGTAATAGTTGTGTCCAATCCATTTCTACCTATCCTTTTTGTTTTTACGGAGAAATAGAACGACTTCATTCGTATAACCATGCTCATCTATAACAATACCTTTCTTTATATCGCCAACAGTAATAGCAACAGGGATTTTTGAAGTACCCTTACTCGTTAATACCTTGATAAGTGTGTCATTATCACTAGCTTCCTTGTTCTTAAACAACCAACTAAACATATACTCACCTCCTTTAAAATTTCTGCTCTTCATAAGGAATTTCTTTAATATTTCCCTTATTTACATCCCATGTTAACATAGTAGCGTCTAAATGCAACTGCCCATCACGATATTTCTGATATTGAACAAGTCTTTTCTGATCTTCACCCTCGACCATAGCCATTGCCATCGCTACATCAGATGCTCTAATCAAAGCATCACCAAAAGCTACCTGATCAGGTCTAGGAGGAGCATACATATTCGCAGCAGCGTCTCTCGTAGCCTGAGTTGATACAAAAATAGGTGTATTTGTGGACAAACAGAGGTTTTTCATACCATAAAAGACGGCATGAGACTGTTCCCACATAGCTTTTTTCATATTCCCCGTACTTATAAGATAAATACCGTCTAAAACCACGAAATCAGGGGAATGTTTCCTAATAAGACTAGCAATACTATCAATTGTTATGCTAGAAGCCCCCTCTATATGGTCACAAACTAGTAATTGTTGCTCTTCCACAGCTTCAAGAAAGACCCTATACTCCTCTTCATCCATTTCATCCCCATTTCTCAAAGCTCTATGGGATAAATTGTATCCCAACATGTTAGCTAGGACTACATCTGTCCTTAAACTAATAGCTTCTACAGGCATTTCTGTAGAAATTAACAAGGTTCTGAAGCCATTCAGCACAGCTGTAGCTGCAGCATGGACACATAGCCATGTTTTACCTACTGTAGGTCTTGCATATAGTGAAATAAGTTCACCGGGCATCCATCCAACCCCCGTAGAATTAATAGATTGGAAGGATGTAGGTATTCCAAGTAATCCACCACCAAGTTTACGCTTCTTTTTACGCTCTTTCCATAAATCTAAGCGTTTCTCAGCCTTTATACTGTATTCAACCACATCCTCATCATAAACTAATTCAATATCCCCCAAGGTCGCCATTATTTTAGACAGTGCTTGTTTAGGTTCAGTACTCACTAATTCCTTATTTGACTGAAATGCGCCAACTATCTGCCTAAATAAGACCTGATTTTGAAACGCATCTATAGCATAGTCTAAATTAAGACTTTGTGCTGATGGATCAAGAGTTGGGTAATTCTCACATAAGGTTTCTACTGATGGAAACTCTCCATACGTATCGAAATAATCGACTATAAACTTATAAGCATCCCCATGTTTTTGAAAATCCGACCTAGAATACTTAAATTTACCTAGACAGGCTCGTGTATTTAAGTTAAATACTATACCAGATTCAATAAAATCACTACTTTGCATCTATACCCCCCTTTTCTCAGAATATAAAACTCTACTATTCTCTGTAAATATATGTAATACCCCTGCTTCTACTACGCTTTGCTGTAAGACTTCCTTAGCTTCCTGAAAGGACGTATACACCCCCAAATTCGTTAATGTTGACGTACCATCTTTTATATGTATCAGTGTATACCTTTCTTCGTCGTTTGTCAAATTCGAGGGAGACTGTCTTAAAAGTTCTCCTTTTCTTCTCATATGTCTGCCTTTAAAAAAGTTCTTGCTCAAAGACTGCTCCTAACTTCTCTCTAAGAGTAGATCGCAATTTATAGGCAGATGTCTGTAAATCTTCTGAAATTTCATCCATAGTTAACCCATCAAGACGTAATCCTATAAAGGAACGTTCTACAGAAGTAAGATCAAAGGCATCTAATAAATCCGCAAATTCTACATCTTCAAAAGTATTTGTGGGGTCTTCTAATGCTTTAAGTATAGACGATGGCATAAATTCCTCATCAGTAATCGTTGTTTCTAAACTCACATCTTTTGGTTGTCTCTGTCCCCTAGAAAGTAAAGTTCTTAGTGTATTAACCATAGCTGTATGTAAATAAGTATGGAAAATAACACCTCTATCTTCATCAAATCCTTTAGCTGCTTTAATAATGGCAATCCGTAACTCTTGGGCAATGTCATCTCTAGCCATCCCAACCACAAAAGTATTAGCTAAAAGTTTATTAATCTTAGGTTCCCACTGGTTAATTAAATCATCATTAATTTCCATCTAACTTAGCCATTCACCACACTCATAAACTCTAGCAATTGCACCATATACTGAAAGGTCTTGCCAAGTTTCTGTTATAGGTTCGGCTACTTTAGGCTTCTCATCCCTCTTGTAGAGGTTAACTAGTCTTTCTAGTTTATCACTACTACGTACTAAAACACCCATAGTCCCAAACTTTGCTATATTCTGCGGCCCATAATCATGTTGTTTCTTGTCAAACAACAGCACATCCTCCAAAACCTTCTTAATAATAGCCTTAGTTTGCCCTTCCTTACAGTCTAAAGAAGTCCAAATTAGATCAACTAACCTAGCCCTATCCATCTTTATATCCATATGTCCTCCAATCTAATACTTTAAAATATCGTCTTGTATAATAATGGTGCCTCTGAGAGGAGTCGAACCTCTATACCGTTAGGTACTTGATTTTAAGTCAAGCGTGTATACCATTCCACCACAGAGGCTTATTTCAACGGGGTGACGAATTAGCTAAAGTATAACACATAAAATCGAATATAGCAAATTACACATCTCGCCTACTTCGATTATAACACAAACGAGAACAATGGATGTTTCTATAGCCTCGTTTATATCGCTGGACTACTTCACTACGCCTTAAATAAAACTCAACTGTACAATAGGCACATTCAACTTTAATACGATTATATAAAAAGCGGCAATGTTGTGAACAAGTAAGACTAGGTCTTCTCTTATTCATTACATTACCGCAAATTGCACAATGTTTTATATATAATTGATGCGGAACATTAGTTACCAGATCATTTTTCTTTAATATATCAGCTACATATGATCTAGAAACTCCTACTTTTCGTCCAATTTCAGCATTAGACATCAATGGCTGTTGATGCCTTAGTCGTACAATCTTCTTTTTTGCCCTCATGTCTACCCTGCTTCTAATACGTCTATTCTAGCTTTTAGTTTCTTTACTTCTTCAAGTAATAAAACCGCAATCTTCTCATATGCCACGGCATTTGGTTGATTAGAGTCATTATATCTAACTAATTCCGGAAGTATTTCATGTACTTCTTCTGCAATTAACCCAAAATCATTACTGCCTTGTTTAGTGAGAGTAATTTCATTATTATCAACATCAATACTAAGATAATCTGTATCCTTAAATTTAAAATTTCTCGGAACTAAATCATAGATTTTAGAAGAATCTATCGTCAAATCAACAATATTTTCTTTATATCGCCTAGATGACGCAGCATGATGAGCATCTGAATTAGCAGAATGATCAAAAGCCCAGTTAGAAGAGATGGATTCTTCGGTTTGCCCATTGACCGCAGCATCATCAATTCCTCTCCAAGTATTAGTATCTGTATGATGCACAGTAGAACT